CAACGTGGCGTGCTGGTCGTTCTGACGTGTTTTACGCGCCTCACCCGACTCGGTACCGCCGACATCCATGACCTTGGCACCCGCTTCAAGCGCGGCGTTCTTCTGGTCATCCATCGCCTTCCGGACGGCTTCAATTCCGGCGCCTTGAAACTCCAGATAGCCACATTTGCCGTCTCGACCGAGGTCCCATGCAGCAGATGGCCCGGTCACACTTAGCTCTACGGAGTCGTCTAGGCCAGACACCCATGGTTGCGGGTGACTGGTCTGGTGTAGCGCAGTGAAATAGTCAGCGCTCAACTGGTAGGACTTCAGCGCGGCCCGCGCCATTGTGAGCAGCGGCACCTCGTCCACTTCCGGCGAGTTGTCGGTCGAGCCGCAATAGATCACCGGCAGGTAGGACAGGCCTTTGACTAGTCGGTTGTCGGTGCCAGTAGTGCCCAGGGGTTTCTCCTCCTCGACGATCTCGCCACCTTCGTTCCGCACAGCGGTGTAACAGGTCTCGCCTTGCATGAAGAACTCGCGGAACACCGTGTCGCAGTCGTGGCTGTAGCGGTCGCTGCCCTTCTTTCGGAACTCCCGGAACACCGAAAGGACCAGGTCTTGGCGACCGCCTTGATCAGCCGTGTCCCAGTTGATCGCGTTGCGCGTGGCGTATGTCGAAAAGTACGGTTCTCCGCGCTCATCGATGTTCACCACCAGCGGGACGCGGCCGTGTGAAATAGCCTGGCGCACCATGCGGAAGAACAGTTGCTTCAGGCCGAAGCCGTCAGACGTGGCATTGTCCTCGATGCCCTTCAGGCCGGTAGGCAGTTCAATCTCCGGGATCAGACGGGAGACTAGGCCCATCATCGACCGCAAAGAGTCGCGCACCCAGTGCTCGTACTGAGCGCGGTTCGTGTAATTCTCGTAGAGGTATTTGTTGCCGGTACCGTCGAGCTTCTCAGCTTCAACCATACCGCTAGGCTTGGGCAGGTTGCGCTCGTTACGCTTGACGGCGCACTCACCCTCGAGCGCGTCATCCATCATTTCCCACTCGGCGATGTGCGCGTCGTAGTCAGGGTTTGTCGATTGCACTGGCATCAGGCCAAGCCTCCAATTCGGCGTGTTCCGCCTGTGCGTGTTTTGATCGGGTACCGCTTGGCAATGAAGTAGCCAGGGGCATCCACCAGGTGGTCGTAGCCGGCCTTCTTATCGGGCTCGCCCTTGTCCGTGTAAATCTGGCGCTCCAGGCACTGCGTGTATTTCGGACACTGGTCGACGTTGACCAGATATCGATGCTCGCCGTAGGTATTAGCGAACATCGCGCACATGGCGTTGACCCGATCCTTCACAGCGGGGTTGGTCGAATCCACCACTACGGTAAATCCAGCCTTTTTCAGCAGTGACAGGTCAGATTCGCTTGCGCTCTTGCTGCTTGTGTTCTGGCCGCTGGCGTCCGGGTAGATCGCAATGCTGTGGTCAGGAAAGCGGAGCTTGATCTTCTCGATCATCTCAGGCGTGTCCCGCACATCTGAAAACTCGCTGAGCGCCAGTGGCAGGTCATCGCGAATGACGTGCACGACTGCCGCCATCTTCATGACGTTGAAGTCCATGCCGATGTGCAAGGCCTCGCCGCGCTTGATCGTTTCGCTGGTTCGATTTGCTTCACGATTGAACGTGTAATAAACGACACCCGCGTAGTTCTCAAAGCTGGCCTCGTATTCCTGCCGAAAGGTTCGAGGGTCCATCTTGCGGCGCGCCGCATCCAGCTCTTCAGCCGGAACGTTGCCGCCATCGAGCGAGGTGTAAAGCCAGCTCTTGTGATCAGGCTCATGCCCCGGCCGGCCGTCTTGAAACGTGTCGTAGCAGTGATTGAATCCCTTGGGCGTGCCGATGCGTAGCGCGTGACCACCCTTCCGCATGCCGATGCCCGGTATCGAGTATTGGCAGGTCGAAAGCATCGGCCGCAAAACCTCTTCCCAAGCCTCCCATGGACAGTCAGCCCATTCATCCACCAGGACGAAGAACAGACCGGAGCCGCGCAAGTTGTCGTAGTTGTCGAGCCCCACCACGCGCATGACGTGGCCAGACTTGAGCGTGATCGAGCATTCCGTCTCATTCGGGCGATGTGCACGCCAGGCCTCGGGGATCGCTTGCTTCAGCCGACGCCAGAACACGCGCTTCGCCTGTTTGAACGTCGGCGCGCCGTACCAGATCTCGTCTTCGACGCTCACGCCCCACTCAGCAGCCAGCCGAGCAGCTCGGCGCATCTCAGCTTTGCCCAAGAACGTCTTGCCGAACCGGCGACCACACACCGCATCGCGGAAGCGCGCCTGAGGCTGGAAGCCCCAGCAGTAAATGTTCGCCTGCTTCGGCGTCAGCTTTACCGGCGGGTCATAGGTACGGGGTAGCGGGGACATTCTCATCAGGCTCCAGGGTGTACTCAGCAACGGCGTGCTGCTGGTCCGCTTGGGAGCCCAGAGGTTTTTCAGGTTCGAGGCGACGATTCACGTAAACGTCGCCCACTTCTTTGGCTGCCTGCTCCAGCAACTGGGCAGTCAGCGCCATGTTTTTCAGGCTCTCGGCCTTCTCGGCCATGCGTCCCAGGGTGCGAAGTCGATACGCACGGTTCGCGATCGGAATGTCTGTGGTCTCTTCGCGGAATCTCTTGCGGGCTGCGTGGAACAACTCGACCCACTTCGCCCCAAGCCCCCGGCCAGCGAACTTTGTTGGGTCGTGGGATTCACACTGCTGCCGACTGAGCTCGATGCCGAACTCTTTCTTGACCGACTCGACTACTTGGGATGGCGTATCAAAGCAGGCTAGAGCCTGAACGATGAAGGCTTTGACCTCGCTTCGTAGTGCTGCCATATGGTTGTCATCCGTCAAAACCTGTCAGAAGTTCAGGCCGACTTAAGCAGACAGGTTCCGCAGGCCCTCGATATGTTCAATTTCCCCACCTCAGCAGGAGTGTTTGCAGCGTCCACAAGCTCTTGCACTTGAGGACTCGCCCCATAGCGACGCACCACACCGACGAACTCTTCAACGTCGTGTCCGCGCATCTCAAGCTTGGGCAATCCTTCCTGGGTGAACTTGGGTGCGCCGTACTGATCGGTCGCCTGAGCGATGTGGTACAGCTCATGCTCGACCAGTGCGCAGAAGTCAGCGTCAGAACATTGAGCGCAGTAGTCGGCAGCCAGCGTGATGATGTACGCCGGCACGTCGCCGAACCAATCAAGCATCTGCTGTTCCATCCGGGCCTTCTGCCAACCACCAGCGCGGAACGCTACCTGTTCGGCTTGACCGACCACCGAGCGCCCCTTCTTCGTGAATGCGGCAGACGCCCACATCACACGAATGTCCGCATCTATCAGATGGGCGTGGTCTTCGTTGTGGATGCTGCCGGTGTCGGCGAGGATTTCGGCTTGGAGCCATTCCCACACTTCTGGCGCGGGTGCCAGACGCATGCTTAGGTCAAGTTCAAGCAATGACGACGGGGGGCGCGGCCTGTCCATATCCCCTCCCTTCTAATGCAAGAAGCCCAGCTGGGTCGCTGGGCTCATTTCTACATGCGTGGGCCAGAACTGAACGAAGGCTTACGTTCTTCCTCCAGCTGTTCAAGGTGAGCAGCGAAGCCAAGTGCCTCGTCTTTCGAATAGAAGTACTTCATAACCGTACCGTTCGCCACAACTGCAAAGACCGTCTTTACGTCAGGGCCCCGCATGGTTTCCGGAATGTCTCCACCCGTGACAGGTTCTAAATATACCGACATCGTTTTTCTCGCTTTTTATGGAGGGATGCCGACAATACCATAGGGCCATCACGCGCCTTCAGCACTGCTCAGCTAAACCAACCCGCCGCCTCCGCTCCGCAGCCCCGGCAGAACACAGCGCCGTTCGCTTGGGTGCCCCGACGCATGATGAAGAAGTCGTCGGAGCCACAGTTGCACTGGTAGCCCTCCTCTCCCTCGCTCGGGCCATACGGCCACTTGAATACTCCACGATGAGAGCTGCAGGACGGGCATTCGAGATTTCGACATCCAGCGGGCGCTACAGCTACCCACTCATGCTTACAGTTCGAGCAGATGGCCTCGCCGGCCGAATGCGGAGCCTCCTGCGGCTTGAACTCGAGAATCTTTCCGGTCATGCCCTTCTCCAGTGTCGCGACACAATTTGCACTCTCGCGAAACGTGTCGCGACCTACTTGCTCTGACTGCGCTTTATCTGCGCGTCCACCTGATCTGCACAGGTGTCGAGCAGGTTGATGGCTTGGTTCTTCAGTTCCCACAGCTGGCCGTTGTCGGCGAGGTCTTCATCAGCCACCCGCTCGCATGGCATCAGTTCAGGGGGTTCGACTCTTACTGCCGCTGTCTTTGTTACCACTTGTGGCTTTACCGCGCAGGCCGTCAGGCAGAGGCTGAGCAGCCCAATCACGAACAGGCTTGCTGTTGCGTTTGAGTTCTTCAAAGTTCTTCTCCGCCTTTCTGGCTTTGGCTTGGCTGGCCTGTAACCGCTTGTTCAGGTCTTTCTGGTAATCGGAGTTGCGCTGAGCTTCGGCGCGCAGTGTGGTGATCGTGGCCTGGCTTTCGAGGTTGGCGTCGACCGCCTTCTTCTTCTCACTGGCTTCGAATGCCACCTCTCCGCGAAGGGCGACGACGCGCGACTGTTGAATCCCAATGAGGAGCAGACCGACCAGGGCAATGATGATTGCAGCAGCGAAGGTCTTCATGCGGCATCCGCCTTGCGACCGAGGAAGCGGGTCACCAGCTCGCGAATGGCTGTCACACCGAGGAACCCAATAGTCCCTCCTGCGGCGATTGATAGGCTCGAAGGCCAGGCCATCCACTCGATAACGCTGGACGCGACCAGACTCAGCGATCCGCAAATCAGCGCCTCGAAAATGATACGGCGCACGCTGGTTTCTTTTCCGTCATAGATGACGCGAAGCAAGCAAACGGTGATGGCCATGATGACGCCCGCCATAAGCGGATTGCTCAACGCCAGCCAGAGCTTGGCCCATGTGTCTGGCTTGTCAGGCATGTTTGGCATCCGGGTTGCCTCCCCCTTGGGGAGATTGATAAATCCGGCGTCCGCTGCACTCCCAGCTCGGGGCTATGGGTGTGGGGAGCCGAAAATGAAAAAGCTCCCGCGATTGCAGAAGCCTCGAATAGATGCGCGGGCGAACCCGCGCGGTTTAGCAAATGAAGGATCTCTCGACGCCCTTTAGTTCCGGCGTCGTGCCAACATCAGAACGTCCAGATGAAATCCTTGAAGGTCGGCAGTGGCCCAGTCGTGTGATCTGGGTAGAACACATTTTTCGGTACCAGCGTAGGGGTGTAGCCGAAGCGTGCCCAGACCGGCTTTTCTTGCACGATGGACAAGTTACCATTCGCTTGAACGCGCAGAATTGCCCCTGGATTACCGCCAGTACCACTGTGCCAAAGCACTGAGTAATTTGCTCCGTAAATAACCAGGTTGCCATCGGTTTGCATAACCGCCCTTTCGGCACCCTTGTTCTGAGTCCAACTGGCCCACAACACACCCAGCGGACCATTAGAGATCACTAGATTCCCATCGGTTTGGAAGATGAAAGTCGTGCCACCGGACACATACTTTTTGTCGCGCTCCAGAGTAGTGCCAGGAGCAATGATGATCGAGTCTTCGGCGCCAGGTGACTGAGGAATCGCCGGATTACTGCTCCAGATCGAGATGGAGTCTGTAATGACGATATTGCCGTCATTTTGCACGCGCAGATAAGTGCGCTCGGAAGCAGCAGTTTCATCGCGATTCGGCGGAGTACTATTGAAGGTCGACCAAGTGCGAACGTGCTCGCGATCTTTCAAGATTGCGTAGTACAGAATATAGAAGGAGGTCGGGGTATTTTCGTAGACCTTGTTACCGTACGTGATGTAGGGCTGTCCGTCTTGCGCAGACCAAACTGCAGTCTGACCATCGTAGAGGACCAGGTTCGAGTCAGCCTGGAGAATCAATCGGAAGCGCTTGTTGGGCGAATCCAAATACTGATTCCAAGTCATCTCATGTTTCGGCAGCAAAGTAGAGGTACCGTTCTGTGCGAACGGAATGCGTGCTGGAATAGCCATATGAGTACCTATTGAGTCGAATGAATGTTCGCGGAGGATTCCGCTTTCATGTCGCTCAAAGGCGATCGCTCGAGGCTCGTGGCCTTCTCGTGATTCAACGTCCCGCATCGAGAACATTTGATCTGGAGCTCGGTAAACTCACCCACGCGGGCGAGAAGTCTGTTGCACTTTCCACATCTGCAATCTTTAAGCATCTGCAAAGCCTTGTCGTTTTCTGCTAGGCTCCGCCCCGCTCGCGCGAGCAGTGAGGGCCTTGGCTGGCTTGCAGGCTGGTTCTGCGATCTGGCGTCTCCCTTGGGTGTTACCGCACCCTCTGGGGTCGCCCTCTCTTTTTCCCGCGCTAGAACGAAAAGCCCCGAATCTGTCGGGGCTTTTTTGTTTCTGTCGGGTATAAAAAGCCCCTGCGAATGCAGAGGCCCTGAATAGGTGCGCTCGTCTTTCCGAGCTGTCGGCCTAAGACTCTCCCAGCGTCGACGCCCCTTTGCATCGATCTCGCTGTTCCTGTCTCGCGCCACCCTGAAAGCATTGTGAGGTCAGCGTGCGCGGGCTGCCGGCGTTGATCCGTGCGTCGCACTATCCGGCTATCGACGTCCAGGCCTTCCCGAGGGCTGTCCTGGCTACAGGTAAATTGGGGCAAAAAAAAGCCCGCCTTGAGGCGAGCTCTTGTACTAGATTTGGATTTCAGCCATTCAAATGGCAACACCAGCGAGGGAAGAATGCCGAAGTTACGAACCTTTGAAATCAGCTACACCAAGAACGGCGAGAGAAACACGTTCAGCGTACAAACTGAGAATTTTTACGATCACGAAGAGTGGCGTCTCGTGGCTTCACGCTTCTACCTCTCTCATTCAAATGATCGGGCGGAGGATGAAACACCGCAGACGTGGAAGTCTCTTTGCCAAGATGCCGGGTATACCGACGTCACGTTTGTTGAGATTTCATAAAAAAACCCGGCGCGGTGGCCGGGTTTCGTTCGTCAGTCCTACACACGCAGGAATGACAGGATGGGTGAATAATGCGACATGGCGACATGACATTGCAAGCTCTTTTGAGGGACTATTTTATTTATGCCGCCTCTCCTTCCAGTACTCCGACTGCTTCAAGCATATGTTGCGCCTCGACCAGAGCCTCGTTCACAAGTGACTCCAAGCCGTCCTTGATGGCTTTGTTCCAGCGCTGGTAAGTGCGCTCTGTAAGTCCTTGGGAATCCCAGTTCGTCATGTCGTAGTTCGAGTCGGCCAGGACGATCATCTCGCCGGGCTTGTCCTCTGCTACCGCGCGCGCATGCTTGTTGGCCCGTGCAACATCAGCGTCTGCTGCCGCGTTGCGCCAATCCCACTGCCCCTCCTCCTTGTTCTCCCGGTGCTTCGGCGCCTTGATCTGGGTTACTGCTCGCTGAATGCCCTTCACCTGCTGCGGTACCGCCCAAACAAGAACGGCCTGTTGCGTGAAGCGCTGCGGCGCCGGTGTCTTCACCACGGAGACCAGCCGGCCGATGGAATCGATCTTGCGGCCACGGTGCGTGCTGTACTTCGCCACCAGGGCGTTCCAGTGCCTCGGGGAAAGCTGGGCGTGCAGGAGCTTGTGCACGATGCAGTCAGCCAACAGCGCGGCATCCTTACCGGATATCTCGCCCTTGAGCTTGCTGGCCTGCACCCGGGGCTCGACGTTGCATCCGCCGGAACTGTTGATCGTCTCGGCGGCCAAGGCCCGAACTACTGCTGAGATCACGTTGTGGTAATTCATGCTGCCTGCCCCTTCTTCAGTTTCCGAGTCTTGGCCCGGTATTCGGCCTTGATGGTTTTGATTTCTTCGACGGTGTACTTACGGGGCTCATGAGGCCCTTCCAGCCATGCAACGGTTTCGGCGCCGATGCGCTGCACCAACCGAATGCGGTACTCGACCGCGTTACCGGACAGGTTGCGGTTGCACTTCACGCACTGGCGGTGAATGTTCAGTGGCTCGAAGCGCAGTTCAGGACATGCCCCGACGGATCGGTAATGCCCAGCGTCCCAGCGGCTGCCGGTCATGAGGTCGTTGTCGTTCGGCATCGAGTCGCAGCTGATGCACGGAAGGTGCGCATCACGCAGGCGGACGTACCCGTTCACGGCGGCCTGGGCCTCGCGCAGGTGATCCGCCCTGCTCTTCAGCTTTTCCTTGCGCACCTGGATCTCGCGGCGACCGCGTTGGGCGATGGCCTTGCGGGCTTTCTCCACGTGGCGCGGTGCATCGATAGCCGCGCAGGCCGGGCTGCAAACCGCCTGCCCCATCCGCGACGGGACGAATGAGGCCCTGCAAGTAGCGACTCGGCACTTCTTCGGTTTGGGCTGCTTCCGTTCAATCGTCATGCCGACTCCTGGCTCAGCAAATCATCGAAGTACACGCCCTGCGGTGCGAAGCGCGCGACAATGCGATCGGTGTAGGCAATGCCCTGGGAACGATTGAATAGACTGGTCACCGGGAAGCCATCCGGACCGAACAAATGGCAACCCCCCATCATGTCCAGCTTCGTTTCGTATGGCAGGTGACGCATCACCCGGTACCACTCAGCCTGGAAACCGGCATCCTCGTTCAGCAAGATCTGCACGCCGATGTGCAGCTTGCAGTAGCGCCGGGCTTCAGCCTCATCGCCGATCTGGGTCATTTCCGCGATGCGCTTGTACATCGCGAACCACAGCCGGTTCTGGTCTAGCGTGCGGTCCTTGCCCGGGCGCAGGGATACCACGACGAACTTCTTGTCGCGGAACATGGCGCTGAGCCGTGTGATGGCTTCGGAGAGCTGGGCTTGGCAGTTGACACTGATCTTGTCAGTCATGGCTGAGCAGCCTTACCAATGGCGGCGTCAAGGATGGAGCGAGTCTCTTCAAGCCCGGCGTACTCGCTCCAGTATTCACGCTCCAGCGCGCCGTCGACGTCGGCGATCGCTTTGCGCAGCGCCTCGTTCTCGGCCTTGAACTGGTCGATCCGTGTGCGCAGCACATCCGCGCGATGGCGGCCAAGTTCGGACGCTTGCACGGTGCACTGCACCCAATCGGTTTTCTCGACCCACTCCGAAAATGCGTACTCGATTTGCCCAAGCCGGTTGTTCTCGGCCAGCAGCTCCAGCGCCACCTCCTCCACGGTCTTCTCCCCGAGGAATTCCTGCAGCGCCTCGGTGTTGCGCTTCCAGTCTGCGCAGTCGGCACGGTATGACGCGGCTTCGGCCCACAGCAGCTTCTGGAGTTTTTGTTTATCAACGCTCATTGAGCCGCACTCCTTGCTTCCAGTTGTTCGGCCTGCTGAATGAGCAGCGCCCGGCGATCCGCCAGCTCATTGGCTGCCTGAATTCGCATTTCTGTTTTTTCCTCGGCTGATGCCTGGCGCATGGCGAGCATCGAATCCTTCACCGCGGCGAGCTTCTCGCGCAGCTTTGGCGAAGGCCGGGCAACCTCGCCGGTGAGCAGCGCAACGACGGCCCGACCGTCTTCAGTGACCGGCACGACACTCAAGTCGGCCAGGTACCGCTGAGCGCGATCCTGAGGGATTCGCTGCATCTGCACGGCCTTGGTGATCGCCTGTGTGCGACGGTTGGGGTCGAAGCCGACGGACACATGCCAATTGACGTGTTTGTTGTCCTCCCGCGCCTGGCCGACCAAACGCTCGTAGGCGCTATTGAACGCCATGCGCGCACCGACCTTGTCGCCGGCGTCGAGGACAGCTTTCGCAGCTGCCAGCGCAAGCTGAATCTCGTCGGTCAGCACCACGGTTTCGAACTCGTCGTTCGTAGTCATGGCGATTGCCCAAGCTTCGTCCTTGCCCGGCCGGCCGTCAGCAATCTGAACGCGCTGAAGAATGTCAGCCATTGCCAACTTGCCTCTCACTTCAAAGCGGCAGGCCTTAAGCGCGGCTTTGACAACCGGTACCGGGTAAGCACAGAGGTCTTCGGCCATGATCGCCGCGGTGCCTGGGTTCATTTCCTGACCCATGGCCTCGGCGGTGGCGCAGATCGCAGCAGCGAGCCCGGCAACCTGCTGGTCATTCATTTCAAAGGTACTCATTGCGCTCCCCTGCTTGGCGCTTGGCCAAGACCATTTGCGCGGCCTGCTCGGCGGCGGAGACGTTCGCTTCGGTGCGTTCCATTTGGCGCGCAGTTGTTCCGTTGATGCGCTGCCCGGTCACCCATTGGGTGTGGTAGCTCTCGGCATTGGCCAGCAGCTCGTTGAGGCTGTGGCATTTGCGCAGAACGGCAGCATCGCTGGTTTTCAGGAAGTGAGCGGCGACGTGATGGGCGACATCGGCGCCGAGGCGGTCGACCAGTTGGCCGAGCTGGCCACCGACCTTGGCGTTCCACACGGGCCAGGTGCTGTAGCGCTTGCGGTAGGCCATGGCGTAGTTCGCCCAGACCTTGAAGGTTTTGCAGGACTGGTCTTTGGGGCCTGGCATGTCGGCAGGAATCTCAACCCGTGGCGTATCGGTGCGATCAACCACGAGAACCAGATTGCGGGCCGGCTTGTCCGGGCTGCCTTGCAAGTCCTGACTGGTATCCTGATTGGTACCCTGATGATTGGTATCCTGATTTGTCGGAGATTTTTCCGACCCTGACTCGGATTTTTCTCCGACCTTGATCGGATTTTTTTCCGAGGTAGATCGGATTTTTTTCCGACCTTCGTTCTTTGGTGGGGTCGGATATTTTTCCGACCCATCCAGTTTCTGATTCCACTCGATCGCCTTCTCGGTCAGACGAAACAGGGTGATGTTCGACGTGCTGGAAAGCTCAATCAGACCGGCCTCTTCCAGGGCCTTCAGCATGCGATAAGCAGTGTCCGGCTTGTCGGTGAGCAGCGGCAGCTCCTCGATGATCTTGGCCTTGCTCAGCGCGAAGAAGATCCCGTCGTCAGTCTTGATTGGCTTGGTCCAGCTCGGGCAGCCGTAGACGAAAGCAAACAGCAGGGCCTGCTGAGAATTCAGCCCCCACTCCAACGCCTTCACCTGATTGATCGTGACGGTGAATTGCATATCAGGCCTTCCCGACCAATTTGGCCAGTTCGAGGAAGCGGTCCACGTACCAGTGAGGCTGTGTCTCGCGTGGGGATTGAGGGCTGGTGAGGTTTTTGCCGTAGGCTAGGCCCTTCTCGGTCACCGACCAGAAGTCGACCATTTCCTGCTTGGAGTTTTTGCGCTGGAGCTGCTTGAGGAAGCCCTTGGCGGCCAGTGCGCGGTTGAATGCTGCGGGCGCAATGCGAATGCAGTTGTCTTTCAGCAAGGCCGTGGCCGACTTGGTGGGCATCGAAGAGCCGCCGGCGGCATCAGGTGCAGAGTCGACGGCGTAACCTGGGAGAAACTTCGGATCGAGCCCGTTGTTCTGGGCGATCTTCGTGAGCATGGCCATCTGGCAGGATGGAGCCGGCTTCAGCAGGCGCGTGAAGCACTCCATGATGGCGATCTCGCCGACGACCTTGGTGCCATTGAGCAGAACCTGCTCGCGGGCGCCCTGCTGTTGTTCAAGCTCGCGCCACCGGCGAATCACCTTCATGCGCATCGGGGCGCTGTAACCGGTGAGCAGGCAATCGGTGTGCTCGCGATCGAGCATGTACTCAACCTGTTCCCGGTTTTGGCCGTCCTGATAGATGTGCTCAAAACTGAGTACATCTAATTTCAGTTCTTTCAGCATCGCAGTAATGTCGCGCTTCACGTTGGCGTGTCGCTTGCCAGTGACGTTAGCGATCTCGCGGGAGGACATCGTGGTACGCGACACGTTTTCAGAATTCGAAAAACGTGTCGCGACACTGTTGGGGGTATTGCTTGAAGTAGGTTGGCTATGCATAATCGGCCTCATCAAGTGTTAATGAATTAGCCGGGGCGCAATCCCGGCTTTTTTGTGCCTGCGATTCAGGCAAGCTTCAAATTCGGTTTGTGTTTCGCAAGCAGGGTCTCGGCCTTCCGTCCTAACTCCCCCGCCCGAGCCTCGACCTGACGGCATTGCTCAGCGAACGCCGGCAGGTGCGGCAGGTCCTCTTCGCACATCACTTGGTCATCAAAGACTTCGCTGCCGGTATCGATCACATCGCCTAGAGCCCGGATCAGTGCACCGAAGCTTTTGTTGGCACAGGGATCGCTCTGCATCTGGCGGGCACCAGTCAGTCCGTAGCGACCGGCCAACTCATTGATGCAGTTGTCGCGAAACTCAGGCTCCAGTGCATTCACCCAGGCCTCTTCCAGCCAAGACGGCATTTCCTGATCGCCCGAGAGCCAGCGCTGCACGCGCTTTAACCAGCGGCCTGTCGCCTTCACGAATTCGCCCACATCGTTCAGGCGCGCCAACTCATTGAAGTCTGGGACCTTTGACTGAACGATCTTGGCGGCGGGAACTCGCAGGCAGATCTCCCGGCTCAGGGCTTGGGCAAAATCGTCCTGGCTCAAGCTGGTGCGTGCGATCTGGTTTTGAGCGTGGGCGACCAGCACTTGGTCGCGGGTTTGGGCGCTATGTCTTGGACTGGACGTTTCCATGGGGACTGCTCTCTTCTAATCTGGCTTCAACGGATTGGCGGACAGAAATGTCGCTTAGGCGGCCATCTCGGCCCAAGGAAACGACGGGCACAGGTTTTCTTTTTTGAAAGCACCTTCGGTCAGCGCCTCCGCTCGTTTGGCAATAACCGGAGACATGCCGTGCTTCCCCCGAACCCAGCCGGAAACGGTGCTTTGATCAACCTTGAGCTTTTCGGCGGTGGCCTCCTGGGTGCCGAAGTAGTCAACGAGGCCCTTGTAAATTGCGTTCATGATGCCCCTCCATACGGGAATACCCATATAGTAGGTTATGGGAATACCGATTTGCAAGGGTATGGGAGCGCCCGTAATACTTCGTGGATGGAATTCAAAGACCGACTCAAAACCGCCCGCCGCCACGCCAAGCTCAATCAGACTGAGCTTGCTGAGCGCGCCGGACTCACGCAAACCTCGATCTCCGATTTGGAGAGGGGGAAATCGAAGGCTACCGCCTTCGCAGCTCAGATCGCCTCTGTATGTGGCGTGTCCCCGATGTGGCTGGCTGAAGGTGTCGGTGACATGCTCAAGGGTGTGCCTGATCATCAGGCTGAACGCATCCAGCCCAGCGTGAAACTTGGCACCATCGAAACCTGGGATGACGAAACCCCGCTCGATGATGACGAGGTTTACGTCCCTTTCCTCCATGAGGTGGAGCTGGCAGCCGGATCCGGAAAGTTTGCGATCGAGGAATGTGACAGCTCGCGGCTGCGCTTCTTCAAGAAAGACCTACGCCACAATGGCGTCCAGTTCAGCAACGCGAAATGCGTCAAGGTTGGCGGCAACAGCATGATGCCTGTGCTTCGTGACGGCGCCACCGTCGGCGTAAACGTGGGGAAAAACTCACTGAGTGATATCGTCGACGGCGAGATGTACGCCATCAATCACAACGGGCAGTTGCGCGTGAAGCAGGTCTACCGCATCCCGATCGGGATTCGCCTGCGCAGCTTCAACCGTGACGAACATCCGGACGAGGACTATACGTTCCAGCAAATCCAGGAGCAGCAGATATCGATCCTGGGGCACGTGTTCTGGTGGGCGATGTATTCCCGATGATTTCAACGATAAGGCAACAAGCAAGGATGACTGGAGGCTTTAAGGATTGAATGATTTTGCAGATAAAACTAAAAGCTCCCCGACTTTTGAGAAACCAATACAAACGATCGCGAATAAAGGGTTTTTTTCAAAATTTGGATTTTCCAGCGAAGCTAGGTTTTTCCTAAACCTCGGAGCAACTGTTGACAACGGCTTGTATATAATACTTACAGCGATAGGCACAATTTTACTGGGATTCGGCGGTGCCTTAGCAGGGAATTACAAACTTGAGGAAAAACTAAAGGATATAAATCCTTTACTAGAAATAGCGTGGATATATGCATGCCATCCCATTATCTGGATGTTCGTCGGCGGCTTCTTAATCATCATAGGTTCCATAGGAACATATCGCGACTCTTCCTCTCTGAAGCAGAAAATTGAAACCCTAACTCTAGAAAATAGCACCATCCCGTCCCTGAACGACGGCATCAACAGTTCGCAAGAGACTATCGAAACACTAAGATCATCCTTACGAAAATTACACACCGAACTTGTAACTACACATCTTAAAGCAGCGTACAAAAGCATCGGTCTATCTACGCATGATCGAGTATCAATTTATTACGAATACGGAAATGACTTTTACCTTCTTGCAAGATATTCTCAGAACCCTGAATATGCGAAATCACACAGACTAAAATTCGCATTGAATCAAGGTGTGATTGGCCTTGCATGGCAACATCAGAAGCATGTGGAAAGGGTTTGCCCGGGCTTCGGAAACGAGGCAGAATATTTTCGCCACATGGAAGACGTCTATGGCTTTAAGCAGGCGCAGGCTTCGGGGTTTGCAATGAAGAGCTGCAGATATGTTGCAGTGGCGATATCGGACGCAGACGCTCATACAGGTGTGATAGTTTTCGAAAGCACCGAAGAGGACTTCTTCAGTACCGTAGGAGGCGAAATTGAAAGCAAAATTTGTGCCTATTGCGCAGACTACCAGGGGATACACTCTAAATTTCTACGAGACGGCCTTGAGTTGAATCGAGAAGTTAACATTAAAGTTGCTCCAGCATCGGTGGAGCAAGATTTTCTTCAAAGTTTTGATAAAGGAGGTATGCGAAATGACTAGATTACAGAACATAGTGGCATATCTCTGCTATCACTACCCGCACAAACACGAACTATCTAAAGCAAGAATTACAAAGCTAGTCTACTTAGCGGATTGGTTTTCATCACTTTTAGATGATGAGCAAATGACAGATATTCGGTGGGTGTTCAACCACTACGGGCCTTACGTTGACGATGTGGTCGACTCGGTTAAACACTGTCGAGGATTTTCGGTTATTGCTCAAGAGAACCCATACGGTGCAACCAAATACTTAGTAGAATACTCAGGCGATCATAGAAGAATAGATTTGTCCGAGAGGGACGAGCAGATACTTGACGCTGTAATTAAAAAAACAAAGTCAATGTACTTCAACGCTTTTATTGATTACGTTTATTCAACCTACCCTGTAACTTCGAGCGATCGCTACGCCGCTCTCGACCTTGTTTCTCTTGCTAGAGAGTTCAGAGGTTGATTTAAGAGCCCGGCCCAGCGCCGGGCTTTTTCATACCTGCCCCCCCCCTTCGCCCGATGGTGGCGCACGGCTACGAATGGTAATCTGTGCTCAATTGACGGAGGGATCCAATGAAGATCGTAGGCCTGATTCTGCTAGGGATTGTTTGCCTGATCAGTTACCTGATTGGGAGCGGCACCAACAGCTTTGCAATGGTCGCAAGTATCGTTTTCTTTCCTTGTGCGATCGCACTGTACTTCTACCCTGCTATCTGCGCTGTCGGGGAACATCCCAAGGCCACACCGATATTCGCGCTAAATCTTCTCGCTGGCTGGACCTTTATCGGCTGGGTCGCTGCCTTTATCTGGGCTTTGAGCCGGCCTACCCCCATAGAGTTCGCAAGGGCAAGTGGTTTTACAGAATTGACACAACGGGCGCTTGAGCCCGTATCAGAAATGAAAGACTGCCCCTTCTGCGCGGAAACCATCAAGGCCGCCGCCAAGAAATGCCGGTATTGCGGTTCTGACTTGGAGCAGCAGACCGTTTAAACAGCACCACAGCTATATGAAACCTGCCAAGCGCAGGCTTTTTTACGACCAAAATATGGGAACAGTAGATTTTATGGGTATACCCATTGACACAAATTATGGGAGTACCTATATTTCACCCATCGCAGCGACAGACAACCACTGCGAAGGGCCTCAACAGACCCGCCGCTCTTTAACAATCAGCGCCATGAACGACTACCCGGCCAGTCCGGTTAGGTCACTCCCGGCTCCATCGGTGGGAGGTCAGTAAACCGATGAACAAAACCGCACTTGCCTCTACCGGCGACCGGCGATCCGACAGGCCCGAAAGCCTGCCAACGCGCAGCCCACTGCGACGGCGGACGAGGTGTTGACCGAACTGAGTGAATGACCTGGTAAGCGGGTGCGGAGAAAGACCAAAGATTTACTGATGCCGCTTCGATGAGGCGGCATTGGAAATCAACGGAGGCCAACAAAGATGACCGAGGCAGCAGCTACACAAACGAGATGCACGTACTGCGGTAAGCCAGCCGAAAAGGTGGTTCGCCGCAACATTCACGACCGAACTCGCGATCCGTACACCAATCGTCAGGTGCTTCGTACTCGAGAGCTGCTGTTTTGCAGCGCTGAGCATGCAAGCAACTACCAGATGGGTTGCGAAGGCTGACGATTTCACTGGCTGGCCTTGGCGACAGGGCCAGACGGGAAATCAACCGAACAGGGGTGTGCGACATGAAGCTTGCAGAATTGGAAAGACAGCGAATCAGCCTGAACACGCTGATCGGCGAAGAAAACGATCGACACAAGAAGCAACTATCCGGCCTGAACAAAGACCTGGCGGAAACGAACCGGCTGATCTCCGCGTCCGCCGACGGCATTGACCTTGATGCGTTGAAGCTTGCCGAGTCGGTGCTTGAGGTTCGTGGCTCCTACGACAAGGCCGGCGACGACAGGGCTTTCGCACTTCAAAAGGCTGTCGATGATCTGGCGAACGGCGCAACAAACCTGAAAAAGGCATACGTCGGCACCAAGCAATACGCTCAGTGGCACGGGCAGTTCGTTGAATACAGCTACGGCATGGGGCCATCCCATGGCAGCGTGATCTTCTCCATCGGCATCCGCCGAAGCGAGCTCGGCCGGGATCTTTCGGAAAGCGAAATCGAAGCATCCCTGTACTACCTGCGCAATCTACAGCGCATCCAAGCGGCATCCGTACAAACAGCCGCCTGAACAACCAGCGCCACGACAGCCTGTCGTTAACTGCCCGATCCTCTCTATGAGAGCGCATCGGGGTGTGATCTGGCGGCAACTGCCGTCGGCGTCCCGATCTGTCAGCGACGTGGAGGCTGTGAGGCCTGTGAAGCGTAGAGCCACAGCAAGGGCAAGCGGGCACCGATGCCGCCAGATCACACACCCCGATGCGGACGAAACTGCGGCCTATAACCGCCCACCTGCATCATGAATGAATCACAGCGAAGTGAGCAAGCGAGTTACTTACTTCGCGGTAATGAACCCGCCACAGAGACTGTCCAGCAAGCTCTGGCCGCCTTTGGAATTGAAGAATTCCATCGACTGCTTCACCTCCAGGTCGTACCGAGGATTTGTAGCAACATCACGGATGTGTTTCGCCATCTCGTCAGTCATGCCCTCTTTCTGCTCTGTAAGGAATTTTTCTAAAGTGATACCTGCTTCTGGATGTTTGTTTGCGCACGCCTGGGTGGATGCGACAGCCATAACCGCAGTGTTGTGGTCTGCGACAACGTCTGTGGCAGCCGGAGTTGGAACAGCATAAGCGAGGGCAATCACCGCGATGGCTGCAGCACTGCGAACTTTACTTCGAAACATTCAGATCTCCATATCTCAATTAATTGGCATTAATGCCAAGACGTATCGGCCAAGCTCGCTGGTTCCTTTAGCGATTTAGCCGCACACCTCCGACACCACCCGAATGCACTCCCCTCCGCGCCCAACGGCAACCAGCGGAGCGTATGAGTGCATCCGAGTTTTGTTGGATCAACACCCGCCACCACGGAGGCGACCATGGCAACCAGCTATGCAGACAGTGCGCAGGCCCGAGAGTGGGATCGGCGCTTTGATGAATGGGGGCGCCCGAAAGCGCCGCAGGTTGAAGACTTCCACGACTACGAAGCCGTGGCGCAAAAACTCACACAGCGTCAGGCGCTGATGGCAGCTCAAGATCTGGTCGACCGCAAGGCGCGGGCCAAGCGAGTCGCGGCAGCGGTAGTCGCCTACGGCGAATTCTGGGGGCTCAAATGAACATCCAGCAGCGTGACCATCAAACGGCGGTGACGTGGATCGAGGGCGAGATCAGCAACATGATCCGCGACCTCGGCAAGCCCAACGCCAGCGCCGCAGCGACATCCTGCATCACCCTGGCGTTCATGCTTCGCGCCATCGACGACAGCGAGCACCGTCACTACCGCGCTCGCATCGACCAGATTTACGCCACTTACAACGCCTCTGCCTCGCAAGGAGCTGCAGCATGACAACCCCTTTGGTGAAATCGCTGGTCCATGAGCAGCTCGACGATATCGAGCGCCGCATCGCGATCCTCGGCTTCGGCCTGCCCTTCAACGAAGTGATCGGCCGCAAGCGGGAGGATCTGGTCGACAGCCTCCCGCAGCGGCTGTCGGTGACCATGAAAGGCGGACGCATCGCTGTGAGGGCTCGGCCATGAAAATCATGTTCTGGTGTCTTGCCGCTGGCCTGCTGGTGGTTATGGCTGCTTACAGCGCGGCTCGCGATTCCTCCGGCGTGTGCCAGGTGCCGCGTTCCACCACCTACCACGTGTTCCGGTGACCAGCCTTCAGCGGGCGCGCCGCATCCTGATTCGGCGCGGCTCGTTTCGAGTCCTCTCGATTTACACCTTCCTGATGCTGCTCAGCGCCCTCGCCGACCGCATCACTCAATAAACAACACCACCACAAGCTGCGCTCGGCGCGGCAAGGAACCGTCATGTCCGCAAAAGCCCAACAAGCACCTTTGCAAGAGTCCATCGAAATGACCGCTGTAGCGCCAAAAGTAGCTGTCACCGATATCGCCGAATATCGGCCGCATGAAGAACAAATCGTCCGCTTGGAAACGACCTACGCGAACCTCGTTGTCGACTGCTCTACAAGTGAGGGCTTGGCGAATGCGAAGGAAGTTCGCGTGGATATTCGCGATGTCCGCTACGCCTTGGCCAATACCACGAAAACGGCGCTGGTTCCCTATCAGCAGGCGGTTAAAGACGCCCAGGCTCGCGTAAACCAAGTGAAGGAATTCGGTGAGGCGTTGAAGGATCGAGTACTGGCGATCGAAGCGCCTGTCGACGAAGCCATCAAGGCCGAAGAAAAGCGCGCAGCTGACGCCAAGGCCGAACGCGAGCGCATCGAAGCTGAGCGCGTCGAAGCCATCCGAGCAAAAATTACCCGATTCAGCTCAGTCGCCGCTGCATATGCAAGCCGTAGCGCTGCCGATGTTGCCAACGTGCTTCTAAGCGTCAAAGAGTCAGTAATCCTGCCAGACGAATACGCCGAGTTCGAAGCGGAAGCCACCATTGCCCGCGACAACGCTATTGATCAGCTTGAAGTACTGCAAAGGGCTGCTGTTGACCGCGAAGAGGCGGCAGCCAAGCTGCTGGCCCAACAAAAAGAGCTGGATGAACTGCGTGAGAAGCAACGCATCGCCGATGCTGAAGCAGAAGAGTTGCGCAAGCAGCGCGCCGAGGAAGATCGCCTGCGTTTGAAGAAGCAGCAGGATGAACTCGACCAGCAGCGCCGCGACATGGAAGCGCAACAACGCCAGCAACGTGAGCAGCAAGAAGAGCAGCAGCGCCAGCAGCGCGAACGCGATGCGCAGTATCAGCGCGACCAAGAAGAGTTGGCTCGCCTGCGCGCACTGGCTGCAGCACCCGCTGTGGTTGCAGACGTCATCACGACACCCGCCGTTACCGACACATCGTCAACAGCTGCATCGGGAGCTGATCCGGTTCCAGTGGCTGACGAAGTCGCTGACTCGAACATGCCGAGCGCCAGCGAAGTGGTCGAGGTCGTGGCCATGGCCTTCTGCGTCACCAATGACGAGGCATCGGCCTGGCTGCGCGCCCTGTCGTTCTAACAAACCCTGAAATCACCCCGGAGGCCGGCCAAAGTCGTCGGCTATGGAGTTAGGAATGAACGCTCAAACCCAGATCGCTACTGTACCAATGGACACCAGCCCGACAGGGCTGATCCTCAATCGCGACAGCATGCAGTCGATGACTGAGCTCGCGGGCATCATGGCAGGCGGCAAAACCACCCTGCCAAAGCATTTCCACGGAAACACTGCCGACTGCATGGCAGTGATCATGCAGTCCATGCAATGGGGCATGAACCCCTTCCAGGTGGCGCAGAAGACATTCATCGTCAACGGCGGCCAGCTCAGCTATGAAGCACAGCTCGTCAACGCGGTGATTACCACGCGAGCGCCGACCCTTGATCGTATCCATTACGAGTGGTTCGGCGACTGGGACAAGATTATTGGCAACTTCCGTGAAATCGAAAGCAAAAAGCAAACGGATGATCACGGGCAGCCGAAGAAATACCGAGTCCCAAACTGGAACATCAACGACGAGAAGGGACTTGGCGTCCGCGTTTGGGCGACGTTCGTTGGCGAAGACGCTCCCCGCGAACTGACCACCTTGATGACTCAGGCTCGAACCCGAAACTCCACGCTCTGGGCGGACGATCCGAAGCAGCAGATCGCATACCTGGCCCTGAAAAAATGGGCACGTCTGTATTGCCCCGACGTGATTCTGGGCGTGTACACCCGTGACGAGCTGGACGACGGCTACGCGCTTCCGGAAACGGATGTTACCCCACGATCTACCAACGAAAAGCCAGCAGATGTGGGAGCTGCGTCGGTTCCTCAGGGCGACACCACTGACGCAACAAGTGACCTATTCGAGCAGCTGAAAAAGATCGCTCAAGAACAAGGAATTGATGGCTACGAAAAGGCCTGGAAGGCATTGAAGCCGCAGCAGCGCGGCGCTATTGGCGTGACACGTCACGGTGAGCTGAAGTCGATTGCACAGACAATTGAGGCAGAGTTCACAACCCTCAACGAAAGCTCAAACGGCAATGCGAACGACGATGTGCAAGGAGGCGAGCAATGAACGCCTCAGTAGACCTTCAACGCACCGAGCAGTGGCATCAGGACCGCAGCGGGCGCCTAACGGCAAGCAGGTTCAAGGATGTGATTGCTTGGGGTGATCGCGATAAGCACGGGAAGCGCAAGCCGCTCGCGGCCCGCACTACTTACATGCGCGAACTGGCTTTTGAACGTCTGGCGAACAGATCGAAACATTCGGTCAGCAGCAAGTCGATGGCGTGGGGGACGGAGGTGGAGCAGTCGAGTCACGACTTTTACGAAATTCTGACCGGCAATACCGTCATCAAGTCGGGCTTCTTGGTTCATCCAAAATACGACTGGTTGGGCTGCTCGCCGGACGGCTTGATTGGCGAAGACGGCGGCATTGAGTCCAAGTGTCCATTCAATGAAGCCGTCCACGTCCGTACCTGGCTCGAAGGCATGCCCGACGAACACAAGCCGCAGGTTCAGGGCTGCATGTTCGTCACGGGCCGGGAATGGTGGGATTTTCTGTCGTTCGATCCGCGACAAGATGAAGACTGCCGCCTGTACATCGAGACCATCAAGCGCGATGACGAGTACATCGCGATGCTTCATCAAGAGCTGGTTCAGTTCAATTTGGAGCTGGGCCGGATGGTTGACGAAGTAGCGGATAAAGCGCGGGCACAATCCCATCGATTAGGAGCCTGAGCATGATCAGCCTCAACCTCAACGCAGTTCGTGAAAAGCAGACTGAGTCGGATCGAATCGCGGCTGCGATGGCCGACTTCTGGGCACGACCTGGCAGCACCTTCAAAGAGCTGCCGGCGCCCCGGATAAAGCCCAGGCCTGCACGGCGGGACTGGGTAGACCCTGAAACGGTCCTCAAGCGGCGGCCGAAGCCGATATCGGCCGCCGAACGCAAGGCGCTGCGCAAGATGGCGGACTCGCTATGAAGTCGAAACGCAAACCCAACAACGGGTTCGCCCGAGCTGAACGCAGTTGCCGGGCACTGCTGCGCACCAACCACGTGGCGGTGGTGAACATCGACCCCAGCGGTAGCCAGATCATGGCGAACTGGAAGAGCTGCAAGCAGATCCGCAGTCTGGCGATCGCCAACGCGATATTCGACTTCTCCTACCGCTGGACGATTTACATCGCCGCCATGTGTCGAGACGAGCGCGGCGCCGAGTACATCAAGTCGGTGGAGATCTCGCCCGAGGGCATCTACAAGGTCGAGCGCCTCACCGACGCGATCGAGCATTACTACCTGGATCTGCGCAACAGCGCGAACCCGAACCATCTGGTTGCGTCAGGCTGGATCGCCATTCCCGACGAGATCTCGATGGACGAAGCCCAAGCCGCGAAACTGTTCTACGCCGCCGGCGCCTGGCATCAGGTGAAGGTAGCTGCGTGAGAGGTTCCAGACCACAACAACGCAAACGACAGACCTGGCTGGACTTGCCGGCCAGCGGAATTGAAGAGGTAGGCCATGGCCAAGAGCAATGCAGATCGCTCAGCGAAAGCCGCGGCGAAGAGGAAGGAGCGCGGCGAAGAGGAAATCAGGCTGCACTGCCTGCCCGGCACACGCCAAGCACTTGCTGAGCTGATGGCCTGGAGCGGCATCGAGGAACAGGGCGAAGCCATCACGCTGATGATTCATCACCTGCACGGACTTGGTCCGGGCGGCGCCGTTCCGCTGCTTGAGCCACCGCCGCGACACAAATACGTAATACCCGAAAACGTGTCGCGGAAGTTGAAGCTGGCTTATCAGCGAGAAGCGCTGAGGGTCACGCTCGACGATCAGCCTTGAGCGGCAAGGAATCGATCCACGTAACGATTAACGTGCAGCTTCCCCTCATCAACAGCGTCATCGAATGATGTGTATTCAGCATGCTCACGAATGTTATCCACTTGCCCGCTCGGTAGCTTCACCTCAATCCTCAGAGCCTCAGGCACTGGGTTGTTTGGGGCTCCCCACTTGAAGCCTATCTTCGACTCTATGTCGCGGTATGTGTAGTCAACAGCGTACGGACGATCTACTGGCAGACTCATAAGTCACTCCATCCGGCTCCATGCCGGGCAGAACACAAATACCCCACTTATCAGGGTTGCGCTACTTAGAACGGCAGGATGGGCGGAAATGGTCGAGCACACGGCTTGCGTCACTGATCAACCAGCCGCTTCGATCTCATCGCCGGAGCAGGCCACCCGACCAACTCACCCTTCACAGGAGGCTGCTGGGCGCGGCTCTGAAATACAGCGGTGTGGCTATCGACAATTGGGACCAGGTCGCGATCGTGCGTAGGTTGGAAGCGCTCACGCATCGCGGCGACATCGAATTTTTTGCCGACGTGCTCACCCAAGAAGCGACGGCTGATTTTGTAACGTCCGCAGTTGAAGCACACAAGGTCGTCCCAATCGCCGTAGATGCCCTTGCGGTACGCTTCCCCCCAGCAGATCCAACACATACATCTCATAACTCGTCTCCTGATGCCCAGATAGATTCGGGCAAAATGGCGAGGGTTCACTGAGAAGTGTTGAACGAGCGTGTCACCTGTCGGCTGGATTACGCACTGCTCGGCGCTTCAACGATTCGGTGCGCCGACTCCATGTAGCTGGCCAGGTCGATCACCTCCCGAAGGAACACGACCACCTCCAGCTTCACAGCGTCGTCCGGTAGTCCTATCCGTTTCAGCATTGCTTTAGCGTCCTCTTCGATAGCCGCTAGCGCGTCTACATCGCTCTGCAACCTCATGTCGGCCTCCTGCCAGTGTGAGTTCAGAGATACATACCCCACTTCTACGAATCACGCCAGATCGGGGAAGACGAACTCACGTAATGTCTTACCGCTTGCGAGAAAATCCGTCAGAAACACCACTGGGGCGCCTCTATCCTTGGCGGCTCTAAGTGGCCCCTTTTTGGCGTCTAGCGTAATTACCGTTGCGCCGGACACCGCTCGAGCACCAAGAGATATGTCAGTTTCGTCCGGATAGAGCCCTGACTTTCTCTTCTGGAGTTCGCCTTCCTTGCGCTGCTCGTTAATGAACTCTACTTCTTCGAGACTCGCATACCGGCCGCCGTTGCCAGATCCATCTCCGTAGCCTCCCGCCCTTTGATCCTCGGGCGAGTGTCGTGGATCGTAGAACCCGAACAGCCTGTCGGTTTTTATGTCCCAATTATCGATCGAATTCTCAATGAATTGCTTTAGCCAAAGCTTCCCCTCCGGTATGGCGCGCTTCTCTAAATCCTGCTCACCAACGATACGAAGCGAAAACTCACCAGGTGGAAACTCGGCAGATAAATCGATCGAATGATCGTGTATGAAGTTGAAGATGTTGCTATCGATAAAGACATGCTTCATTGCCGACCCTCTTTGTCCGTCCGCGGATCCTAATCGTAGTCGATCTCCGACTCGCCCGAACCCTCCAAGAAATCTATTCACCTCCACCGCCCGGGCATGCCCCGGCAAGGATTCTCTATGTCCTCACAACAGAAATTGCCTCAGTTCATCCATGGCCAGCCAAGCATGGGCCTGCCGTTCGAAAAAGAACTGGTGGTTGACCTGTTCGCCGGCGGTGGCGGCGCCAGCACCGGCATCGCCCGGGCATACCGGGAGCCGGACGTGGCGGTGAACCACAATCCAATCGCCCTGGCTGTGCACCGCGCGAACCATCCCGCGACGGCACACTACGTCGCAGACGTTTTCGAGGTAGATCCTCGGGAGGCCACCGGCGGTCAGCCAGTCGCGATCATCTGGGCATCGCCAGACTGTCGGCATCACAGCAAAGCCAAGGGCGGCGCGCCGCGCGATCGTGGTGTTCGAGGTTTGGCGTGGGTAGTGATTCGCTGGCTGTTCGTCACGAAATCACGCCTGCTATTCCTCGAAAACGTTGAAGAGTTCTGCGACTGGGGACCGGTCGATGATGACGGCCAGCCGATCAAGTCTGAGCGCGGTCGCACCTTCAAGGCGTTCATTGCAGCGATCAGCACCGGCTTGCCCGCCGATCATCCGGACATGCCAGAGATCACCGATGCGATCGGAGAGTTCGTGCCGATGGAGGCTCTGGTGCGAGGGCTGGGCTACAACGCTGAGTGGCGGGAGCGCATCGCGGCGAACGCCGGCACCCCGACCATCCGCAAGCGCCTGTACCTGGTGGCGCGCAGCGACGGGAAGCCGATCGTCTGGCCCGCGCCGAAACGTCACAAGCGGCCAGCGGCGAAACAATTGCCGTGGCGCTCGGCGGCGGAGTGCATCGACTGGAGCAACCTCGGGCGCACGATCTTCCGCGACAAACCGATGGCTGAGAACACGATGCGCCGCGTGGCCAAGGGCTGCTGGCGTCATGTCCTGACCAGTGCAAAGCCTTTCATCGTTCCAATGCGCGGCACCTCAGCGGCGCACACCAGCACGCACGGAACAGACGAAGCGCTTTCCACAATCAGCGCGGGCGGCACCCATCACGCACTGGTGCAGCCGGTTGCAGCGCCCTTCCTCACCGAGTGCGCCAACGGATCAGCACAGCGCAACTTCGACGTTCAGGAGCCGCTGCGCACTCAGGTCGCCCAAGTCAAAGGCGGACACTTCGCCATGGCGGCAGCACACATGACCGCATTCGGGCAGAACGCAGCGGGCAGCTCACCTGACGACCCAACGCAGACAGTGCTGGCCGGCGCCGCGCGTCACGGCATCGTCACAGCTTTCTTCGAGCAGGCGAATGGTGGCTTCTACAAAGGCGACGGCCGATCGGCTTGCGACCCGATATCGACCATCTGCCAGTCCGGCGCCAACCAGCGGCTGGTGAGCGCTTACCTGGTGAAGTATTACGGCAACGAGAAGGACGGCATATCGCTCAATGAGCCGATGCACACGCTGCCGACGAAAGATCGCGTAGCGGTTGTCGAGACGGTGCAGGTGCCCGACACGCTGACTCCTGATCAGATGGAAGGCGCCCGGCGCTGCGCCGCCTTCATGCACAAATATCTGCCGGAGCACTTCAAAGACCCGGCCGAAATGGTGATGGTCGGCGGCTACGTGCTGATCGATATCACGCTGCGCATGCTGCAACCACCAGAGCTGAAGGCCGCGCAAGGCTTCGACAAGGATTACATCATTGACCGCGGCCTGTTCGTCGACCCGGTCACCGGCGCCGAGGAATGGCGCGACATCAAGAAAGTCGAACAGGTGCGGCTGATCGGCAACAGCGTCTGTCCAGACGAAGCCGAGGCGCTGGTCGCTGCCAACGCCGCAGACATCATCGAGCTTTATCAGCGCCTTGCAGCCTGATCATACCCAGCCCGTACGGATGATCGCTTCGATCAGTCGAATTATGGCGGTGATCAGTTTTACCCATTCATTGAGACGCTTCATTTCTTGAGTCCTTCGGTGGTATCGGAGCCAACGAACTCAACGATGAAACGGAAGTTGCCTTAGAACAACGCGAACAAACTGCAAAACCCACCCTCCACCGCCCGGGCATGCCCCGGCATAGGTATCCGTCATGCCCACAGAAAACAAACCGGCCGAGCCGCTGAAGGTTGAGCGCTCGACAGTCACGAAGCTGGTGATCACCGGCGCGGCGCGTCTCGACGCGATTACCGTGTTCCTCGAGGACTTCGGCCGCCGCGACTGCCCTACTGAATCCGACCCGAGCTATCAGACTGCCCAGGGCAAGATCACGGTCAATTGCTGGGACAACAGCTGGAGCGCCTACTGGGGCGGTATGGGTCCGCGCACGGTGGCCGAGTTCGTGGCCGACTGTGATTGGCACTACGTCCTGAACTGCCTCGATCGCGGTATCAGCAGCACGCGGTTCAGCGGGAATGCCCTTCACGCCTTCGCGAAAAAGTGCATCGTCCAGCGCCGCAGGCAACAGACCGGCCGACACGACTGGGAACTGGATGAGCTGAGCAAGGATGAGGCGTGTGAGCTCTGGCACGACATCGACGTGCTACGAACCGTCGAGTCGCCAAACGAGTGTTGGCATCACGACAGGCTGCTGACTGAACTGTTTGGTGATGAGTGGCACTACCCGGTTGGCGACAAGGCGGTCGAGGAGAATCACGAATTCAACTATCTGCGCCGGGTGGTGGAAGCGGTACAGGGCGCGTTGCGCCAAGAACAACCGCAGCAGGAGGCAGCATGAAGCGCATCTACCTCAGCGGCCCCTTGAGCAACATTCTGGACCTGAACTTCCTGCTGCCCCTCTCCATGACCGCTAGCTTCGAGCCGGCGGCAACCCCGTTACAAACCCCGCCGAGATCAACTCCGACGGCGGCAACTGGAGCGACTTCATGCGCCCCGACATCGCCACCTTGATGGACTGCAACGAAAGCGATCTACAA